GGCCACACCGCGCAGCGCGCGGGTCATCGCGGTCTGGATCTCGCCCGAGTCCCGCTGGCGGAAGTAGGCCGGGTACAGGTAACGGCCCTCTTTCAGGAATGCCCGTGTGACGCTGCGATGTCTACCCACCCGTCCACCGAAGTCCAACCAAGGAAAATGCGGCGCCTTGCTACCACCGGCGCTGACCCGGACCGCTGTACGGGTCGACGCGGCCTTGATGCTCGCCTGGGCACGGCCGGTCCGACGCGGAACACGCGGCCGGGCATCGTGCACTACCACGTCAGCCACACCGTTGAGGGCTACCCGCAACGCCTTCGGCAAGTTGGAGTCGAGTCTGCGGAGGTTTCGGGAGAAGGCGGCCAGGCCGTCGACCCTGATCGCGTCGGTGTCCGCCATACCGTCACCTCCCTTTCGCCTTCAACAGCTCAAGCTCTTCCCGCTGCGCGATCCGCGCGTAGTACATGCACCAGCGCACATACTCGTCATTCGACATCCGGGCCCGTAGCTCCGAGACCGTCATCGACAGCTTCTGCGCCAGGAAGAAGCTGAAACTCAAGGTCCGGGTCGGCCTCGAATCCCTTCACCGCCTGCTTGGCCGCGTCCGGCGCGATGCCGGCCAACTCCGCGATACGCGTCGTGACGGGTTCGAGTTCGGCCGCGATGCTGGCCTTCTGCCACTGTCCGGCCTCGGCGCATGCCTTGCACGGCTTGCCATCAAGCTGATGCAGCAGGCCAGAGATGACCAGCACCGGATCGACAAGGCCCTGCGCGATAATGCGCCGGTCCGCTTCCGCCGGATCGGTGGCGGCCTGTATGTGCATGGCCTCGATCCGGTTGAGGCCACGCACGCGTACGGTACCCACCCCGGGCACGTCGACGTCATCCTCGGGTAGGCGGGACTTAAATAGGAGTTCTTTGTCCACAGTGACCTCCTACCCCAATGGGTAAAGCTTGTAGGTGACCGTGGTGGTGACCGAGTGGGTGACCGTCACCAGGCCCGTGATCGGGTCGGCCATCCGCGGAGTTACCAGGAACGCCTTGTTCGTGGCGGTAACGAGCGACGGTGCATTGGCCGCGGCTGGCGCGCCGGTCGGGGTGGTGGAAGCGTCCGAGATCGTCATGTTGTCGGTACCGGCGTTACCGTTGAGAATCTCCAGGATCGCCCCGATACTGCCGAGGATGGCAACCGCGATCGTGTCGGATGCGGCGACCGCGGCACCGGGTGACGCGGTCCCGGTCCGGGTAGGTGTGGTTGCGGTCAATGCCGCCATGGCGACTCCCCTTACTGTGTGGTGGACGTGACGACGTCAGACAAGGTCATCTCGCAAGACCAGGCGACCATATCCGCGACCGGGTTGGTTTCCACGTACGACTTCACGTGAACCGACGCGGAGTCCTGCGGCTTGCCCGCCCCGGTGCCCTCTGGTCGACGGATGAGCGTGACCACGGTGCCGATCAGCGGCCGGATGACGGCGCGCGGTCCGGTGCCCGCGGTGTTGTCGTAGATGCCAGCCATGCTGGCCTTGCCGCCAAGCAGCCCGCCCTGGACCACATGCGCGGCCTTGCCGTAGGTGGTGACGTCGTGCTCATCAGCCTCGCGTGACAGCTCGCTGGTGTTGACAAACGTCGACAGGTTAGCGGCGTTGAGAGAAATGTACGTATCCTTACCGTGGATGAACATAGGTCAGCTCCCTGATCCTGCGATGTCTAGGTCGAACAACGCGGCCATGTAGTCGACGGCCGCGATCGTCACGACGTCGAACTCGATGCTCTCCACTCGGACCGTGTGAAACGCGGTGTAGGTGCCGGACTCCAGCACGGCTTTAACCGAGGAAGCCCCAGAGCCGTCGCAATAGGCCCCCAGCGCGTCGCGTGCAGCTCTATCCGACGCACGGCCTACAACCACCACCACGGGGATCGTCATCTTGTCTGCGCCGCGCCCATAGGTCTGATCGAAGTCGATCGTCTCCGGGTACGACACAACCGCGGCCGGCGGCGTCACCGTAGGCGGTGGGTAACGGTGGACTCTGAGCCCAACGATCGTATCGAGCCGGTCCCCGATCTGATCCATGCAGCTGGCAAGATCCATGTCTAGCCCACCGCCCGTGGCTTCACATATGAACGCAGCGACACACCCACGTCCGGGTCGACTCTGGCCAACAGCCGCAGCTCCGAACCCTGATCCGGGGAACCGGCGATCCCGTACGGGGAGTCACGACGGGAGATGAATCGGGACACCTGAAGCAATGCCGCCTGGTCCACCGGGACCGGGACCGTGGTCCAGCCGAACCGTCCGGTGACCGTCACCGCGTAGTTGTTGGTCACGGTAGGCGTGACGGCCGCGTCCTGGTCGAACACCAGCCTGGTCCACGGCCGGCCCTTCGCGGCGGCGTTGACCGGCTCCTTCGTGAACGCGGTAGTGACACCGACGGTGGGAACCTCCACGACCAGCCCGGTCACGGTCATCAGGTCGTCGATGTCGACCACCCACCGGCCGCGCTCCAGGTCGGGCCGGGCGACGTAGCTCCACGCCTCGGCTGCGGCCAGCAGACCGAACTGACGGTTGCAGTGTTCGTCGATCGCGCGGGAGGCGGCAGTGATGGCAACGGCCAGCTCGGTGTCATCGACCGCGTCGCCAATGCGCAGGAACGCCTTCGCTTCCGACACGGTGAGGTAGTCGGGTGCCCAGACCATCTCCGCCACCCCCCTTCTACTGGATCACGTGCGCTGAGACGGAGTAGGTGATCGTGATGCCGTTGCCGTGGGTCATCGTGATCCGGACCTTGTCCGGAAGATGGTCATTGGCTGCGAGGTTCGCGGCCACGACCAGGCCGGGCGCGACCCGCAACGCGCGGGTCACCACGGCCGTGAGCGCGGCGCCGGTCAACAGGTTGAACAGCTTCCCGGACAGCGTGTCGATGCCGTCGATGGTGGGCACCACGGTGGGTGTGACCCCGACCGCGGTCACGTCGATGAGCAGTAGTAACGCGGTCGCGTTCTGAACATCCAACGGGATATCCACGGCGGTCGGGGTGGCCGTACGGGCCGCGGACGGATAGACGACTATCTCGCTCATGGCAACGCCGCCCGGACAAAGCAATCCTTTGCCTCCAACAGATGCCGGAGTCCGGCAGTCAGCTCGGGCCCGTCCGACAGCGAGTCGACCATGTCCTCAGCGAGGTTGTGACAGAGCCGGGATGTCTCCTGCAGGTGCACCGGTAGGTGGTCGTACGCGAAGAACCGCGCGAGGTTAACGGTGGACGGGTGCCGACCTTCGACGTTGATCATCCGACCATCATTCCTTCAGATCGTCGCGGGTGAGAAGTACGCCGGTAAACGGGTCGATCGACTTACCGGTCCGCTCCAGCTCCTCGCGGGTGCCCTCGCACATGCCGAAACGCGGTATGTGCGAGGAAGGCCGTGTCTTCTCCGGCGCGGCCTCTACACCCGGCTCTTCCACACCTGGGTCTTCCGCCGGAATGCCGGGCGCGATGATGGCGGCCACATCCTCCGTGGTGATGCCAGATTCCTTCGCCTTCGTGGTCACGATTCCTCCTCGACGAAGGTGAGGGTATATGCCTTGCCGACCTCGAACCAGTCGGCCACGGCGCCACGGAGGCCCATCGTCAGCGAAAGGGCCGGTGTGTAGAGTGCCCACCCCTTGTTGCGGCCGTCGGCGTAGTCGGGCACAAACGTCACCGTGGCCTGACGCGCCTCGCCGTCGCCGGACTCCTGCTTGCTCCGACACTTGATCTTTGCGGTGACCATTAGTACTACTCCTCGCTAACTCAGCTCGGTCGATGGCTTACACCGGGTCGTAGATGACTTCGCGGACACCGTTGATGTCGGAGATCGCGGTGGCAACGTAACCCCACACCCCGAGATACACGTTCGCGACCTCGGTCATGTTGATGTCCAGCCGGTTGGGTGCCGACGCCCAGCCATGCACGCTGGCCCGGTCGAACAAGTAGCTCGACGCCGGCACGATGCCGGTCGCGGCCAGCGCCCACGCCGGGTAGGCCGCGACGCCGTTAACGTCGAGCGCACCGAAGCGAGACTCGGTCGAACCGCGGGCGTTCTGCGCGCCGAGCGACGCGTAGTAGGGACGCAGAGCCGTGTCCTTCGCGGAGACCAGGGCAAGGTATAGATCGACCTGAGTGTAGAGATCGGTCATGCTAAACCCGCCCCGGACAAACTGGAGCGCGGCGAGCGCGGCCTCCAGCTCCGTCACCAACGTCTGCTTGTTGGTGCCGCCACCGACGGTGAAGGTGCCCAGAGACGCCGGAGTAGCGTTGTCCAGCTCAAGCACGATCGCGGCCTCGAGAGCCTCGAACCAGCCGCGGCGCATCTGGCGCCAGATCAGGTCGGAAACCTGCGGGCTGCCACCGGCGTCGAAGACCTCACGGGAGATCTTCGCCTTGCCGCTCTTCGGAACCGGGGTCACGGTCTGCGTGGTGACCACGAACGTGCCCGACGCCGGCTCGGTGCCCTGCACGTGCGCGCCGACCAGGCCGGTGGCTGAAGAGAACTTCGGGAACACGAACGGAGTGACCTCGGTCAGCGTGCCCTTGTTGACCGAGTCCCAGATGGGGTACCGGAAGTCCCGCTGGTCCACGTACAGGTCGGGCCGCTGTATGTTGGGGTTGACCCCGGCCACGTTGGTGGTGACCACGTCGAACTCGGCCCGGACAAACGCCATCGCCCGGTCGTAGGACGTCTTGTCGCCGTCGCGGAACGCCGAGAAAAGGTCGGACGAGAAGTCGTGCGACCCTCGACCCAGGTTGCCCTTGCGGTCAAACCGGTAGGGGGTCGGCTCCTCCACCTTGGTGACGGCCGTACGCCGGGTCGGGTCCACCTTCGTCGGGCCCTCCGACACACTGGCGCCCATCGGCAGGCCGAACAAGGTTCCGAGCCCGCCAGCCTTGATCAACGCGTCGACCTGGTCGGCCGAGAAGACAAGCCCGTCCACCGGCTTAGCCTCGGGCTTCGCGGCCTTGGCCAGCGCGGCCATGGCGCCGGGGCGGGTGAGCAGCAGCACAGCTTGCTCCTGGGTGAGGTTCAGTCCGACCGGTGCGTCGGTCGGTGGGGTCGTAGTCGGGCACGCCACGTCCTCAGCGTGGTTCTGCCCGCACTGAGTGCATGGGTCCATGGCATTCCCTTCGGAAGTACGGCTCGCGGCCACCTTGGTCACGCGAGCGTCGTCGAAAACGGGTTCAGGGGTCAGTGCCACGTGGCGCAGGTCGGCCCGTTGCACGAGCAGTCCCGTGCCGGTCTTGTCGTGCGGATCGGGGATGGCATCGATCTCACCGAAATCGATGCCAACACTGAACCCGTCCAACACCTTGTCCTCGGCCATCGATATGGCTCGGTCACCTTCCACACCCCGCGCGATCTTGAAACGGGCGAACAAGTTCATGCCGTGCGGGGTGAGGTTGGACGCGTAGCCGACCGACTGGGTCGAATCATGCTGAATGTTCAGCTTCACTCGGGTCGGATCGGTCCACTTCAACGCACCCTTGGCGAAACGGAACCTCGTGCCGTACTTGGTGCCGACCGCGCCGTAGGGCATG